AATAGCATCACCAGCAGGGGAAAATGCAACACCGAGGGCGGTGGACGTAGGCAGAGTTGCAGGATTCGTGTACTTCGTGCCGAAGCCAGATGCTGACCAGGGATATGCGGTGATAAATGGGGAGCCCAAATGAGCCACTGCAATAGCATCACCAGCAGGGGAAAATGCAACGTCCCAGCCAATGCTCGTAGGCAGCGTCGCGGGATTGGTGTACTTTGTGCCGAAGCCAGATGCTGACCAGGGATAGGCGGTAATAAATCGAGAGCCGTCATGAGCCACTGCAATAGCATCACCAGCAGGGGAAAATGCAACACCGAGGGCGGTGGACGTAGGCAGAGTTGCAGGATTCGTGTACTTCGTGCCGAAGCCAGATGCTGACCAGGGATAGACGGTAATAAATGGGGAGCTGTTATGCGCCACTGCAATAGCATCACCAGCCGGAGAAAATGCAACTTCCCGGCCAGCGCCCGTGGGCAGAGTTGCAGGATTGGTGTACTTGACCCCAAACCCCGGCGGCCCACCACTATTCGTTGCTGCCAGCAACGCACTACGTCTCAGCATGATCAGACCCTCCCCTTAAGTGGTGCAACCTCAATAGTCGTGCCACCACCAACAACTTCAATAACAACCTTCTCAACCTCGCTGGCAGTGGGTGTCATTGCCGTACCCCCATCCCATTTCACCGTATAACCAGAGTTACCGGTGAACCAGCTAATCGTGCCGCTGGTGTACGAAAACGACAGCACCCCCCGCCACACATAACCGCTCGGGATGCTGGCAAGATTCGACAGGTTGATCGTGGTAGCCCCGGCGATTGCAGCCCCAGTGACAAACTCATTGGCAGCCGTCACATCCACCGTGTAGGTGCCGCTGGAGACGGTTAGCGAGCTGCGGTTCTGCACCACTCCGCCGTTTGTCACCCACCTCCAGCCGCTAACTGCAGCCGTGCCTAATCCCAGGCCGGCGAATTGTGGCGTTGCTGTCGTCCCAAGCCCTACCTCACCAGCACTCAGCGTTCGAAACGTCGGAGCTGCCGCAGCGCCGCTCACGGGGCCAGCAAACACCGCGCCAACCGCTTGCTCTTGGAATGCCCCAGTCAGCGTGCCGGAGCCCGTCACAGGACTGCCAGAGATTGAGAACACGCTGATGGGCAGATCTAGCGCCACACTCGTGACTGTGCCCGTTCCGCCCGGCGGAGGCGTCGTGTACGAAATCACGCCCGTATTCGGGTCGTAACTCAGCGAGCCGCTCACGCTGATCGACTGCCGCGCCCGCGCCTGCGTGAAGTACAGATTCAGCGAGCCTTCAGTCAGCGCATCGGTGGTGCCAGGGCTGGCGCTGATCTCGACGTACGCTGATCCGCTCCAGCGGTAGGTCTTGTTGCTGTCCAGCGCGACGTAGATCTTGCCGGTTTCGCCCGTGGCCGGGAATCCCGCCAGGTTGGCGAACTCCAGCACCTCATCCACATAGCTCGGCAGCAGCGACGATGGAATCAACCCACCAGCATCCAGCCTGGCCAGGCCATTGGCGGTGTTTACCGACAACTCCAGCCGCCTGGTCCGCGTCCAGTACCCCTGCCCGTCCTGCGTGCTGGTGTCGGTGATCGTCAGCGGCAGGCCCGCTGTCACCGTCACGTTCTGCAAGAACTTGTTGTCGGTGTAGGTCTTGACCGCAAACTGCGTCGGTGCAGTGTTCCCGTCAGGGGCGCCGGTTGAGGCGATCAGTGAGGTGTTGTTGCTGATCTCCCTGAGCTGCTCGCCAACGGTGCTGATGCCTCCGTTGCGGCTAAATGGACCGATGAAGTTCAGTCCGCTCAGGTTGAACTGATCCGTGTTGATCGTGACGCTGCCGGTGGTGCCGTCTACCTCGAACTGGCTGCCAACCTTGAAGTCGCCCTTCTCGTTGGTGTTGCTGCTGTAGACCCGACCGTTGTTGGTTTCGACGATCGCATTGGCTGGCACTGGCACGCCGCCGTTCCATGGCAGGGCGTCGTAGTTAGTGCCGCTGCCCACGAACTCAAACGTGTGGCTCGGTGCGCTGATCTGTGAGCGGTTGCGAAAGTCCAGCGCCTGGCCCGCTGTCACCGCATCTTTCAGTCCGCCGTTGAGGCCCGAGAAGAACACCACCCGGTAGCCGGCCCGAGTCGGATCGGTGTTGGCCACCGGGGCGCCGCTGGCATTGATCGGCACGCTGCTGGTGACGATGTAGGCGCTCGTTGGGCAGATGAATCGCAGCCCATTCACCGTCACGTTGCCATTGCCGGCAGGCAGGATCGTCTTTACCGTCAGCGTCACCACGCCTGTGGTCTTGTTGTAGACCGCGTCAGCCACGCCGTAATCAGTGCCGCCGATCGTTGCCGTGCCGCCGCTCACGTACTCGTGCTCAGGGCCAGCAGCGGCTGCCGCCTCGGTGTAGGTCAGCACGTAGTCGCTAATCCTGGTGTAGGCGAACACCTTGGCCTCAGGCGCCTCGGTACTGGCATTCCGGGGGAACACCAGCTGCGGGAACATCAGCTGGCCAGCGTTTGGTCGGGATGCTGAATCACAGATGAACGACAGGCCCACCAGCGTGATGCTGTTCCCGATCGTTGGCGCGTAGCCAGTGGCTGTCAGCACCGTCACGCCCGTGGACTTGTTGTAGACCGCACTGGTGATCGGATAAGGCGTCCCGCCAACGGTGACCGTGCCACCACCCACGTACTCGTGGCCGATGGTGCTGGTGGCCAGCGTCACCGTGAACGTGCTGCCAGGCGTGCTGCCGCCGCGTGCTGTCACCTGCACCGCATTGCCAGGGCTGCCCAGGCTGCCGGCGGTCGGATACTTGATCTGACGCCCCAGTCGGTTGGCGCTGAATCCGATCACATCGAGCTGCGTAGCGCCCTGCCGCACAAACTTATAGGTGCCGCTAGCAGTGCCCGTCACATCCAGCGCACCACCACCCGACGTGGTGCTCACCTGGAACGCATCAGCCGTTAGGCCGCTGCTGATCACAAAGTAAGTCGTGTTGGCCGTCAGACCCGTAGGCAGCGTGCCTTGCGTGGCACTGAACGTCACCTGATCGCCCGCTGACAGCCCGTGGGCCACGGAGCTGAACAGATCGGTGCTCACGTCAATCGTGACGGCCTTCTCTGCTCTCACGGCCCCATAGGCCGCCACCCGAGACTCACCGGTAAACAGCGGCCTGCTGCTGTAGCCATCTGCCATCAGGCCGTAGATGCCGAAATCAGTAGTGCCGCCACCACTCAAATTGACCTGGCCGCCACTCTCGGTCCGAACGTGATACGTGCAGAACGTCCCGAAGAAGCTCACCAACTGCGCATAACCATCATTCAGCACCAAGCAGCCGGGACCGCCCAGATTCACCTGGGTGTAGCTGTCCACCACCATCGAGCGGATGGGGCTGTTGACGGCACACTTGCTGCCATCCACGCGGATGCCGCCACCCGTGTTGCCCGTGCTCTGCGATCCGGCCAGTCCGGCATCGTCCTCGGCGGTGATGCTGGTGCAGTTCTGGATGTAGGGCGACTTCAGAATGAACGCCCCAAGCCCGACAGCACCACGCGCTGTATTATCCGCCAGCTCATCAAAATCAATCGCCCATGCCTGCCGGGTCTCATCCGCCTGGTGCCCAGCAAACGACACGCCCCAGCACCAGAAACCAGAATCGACCTTGAAGATGTCGTTAAACTCCTGGCCGGCTGCGCCCTGCACGATCGTGCTGCGCAACCCTGAGCCGAAAATCGTTACGTCATACTTCCACCGAATCGGCAGAATCGACTCCACATACGTGCCCGGGGCAACGAACACCACATCACCCGGCAGCGCAGCCAATGACGCAGCACGCAGCGTGCGCAGTGGCTCAGCATCACTGGTGCCGTTGTTGAGGTCGTTGCCCTCCAGCGAAACGTAAATCTTCCTGCTGTTGCGCAGTTGCGTCACCAGTTGCGCTACAGCAGCAGCGGCAACGCCGACATTCTCCTTGCCCGACAACGCAGTCGCAAGGCCCGTGATCGTGCTAATGGCCTGCTCACCGGTATGCGTTGCTCGGTTGCGCAGCTGTGCATCAGTGGTGTTGGCGGTGGCACCCGCGGCAATCTCCGCCAGTTTCAGCGCCTGCGCAGCCGTCATCGCCCCGCGATTGCTGCTTGTCGCATCAGGCAGCGTCTGCGCAATCTGCAGCGTGCTGCAATCCTTGGTGACACCCGCTGCTACATCATCAATCGGTACCCGCTCAGCGCCTGTAAGCGGCCCCGTCGCGTCGGGCAGGCCTGAAATCGTCGTGGGTTGGGTCATGCTTACAGAGTAACGATCGGCTGCTGACTCAATGTCTGAATCGGCGTCGGTTGCGAGCTCAGCTTCTCCAGCACCATCACGCAGAACCGGCCATCAGCCAGCCGCAACGGTTCATGCTGCAGCTTGTACGTCAGGCCTTCGTGCTGCACTTGGTCGCCATACTGCAAACCGCCGAACTGATCAGTCCTGGCAGTCAGCGCATAGTCCACCGTCACCACGTTGTCATTCATAATGATCTGGCTGGCGCGGTCCATAAACCCCAAGCCAACAACGGCCCCAGCAGTGACGCTGGAGCCGAAGTCGGCCAGCAGGAAATCATCGGGGACTTCCTGGATCATGGTCAGACCGCGTAACGGGCGCCGCCGACTGCTACGCAGGTGACAGTGGCGGAGTAGCTGCCGGTTTCATCGGTGAAGGCCAGCCGCACAAACTTGCCCACCTGGTCGCGGGGGATCGACAGCTTCTGCAGTGCAGCAGTGCTGCCCAGATCGGTAAAGACGCCGCCGGCCACGTCTGCAGCATCGCTGCCGTCAGAGGCATTGCCGGATTGCACCTTCACCTTGATCGCGGTGCTGGATGCACTGGCGGCGGCATACAGCAGCAGCAGCAGATCACCATCCACAGCGCTCACGTCAACCGCAGTAGTGTTGCCCGCGGCGTCGCGGGTGGCAGGAGCCAGGATCGTAAAGGCCTGGAGCTGCTCCAGGTTGCGTTGCTGAATGGCCATGGATCAATCCTCCGGGGTGGGGGTGGGGTCAGGGATGGAAGTCTTTGCAGAGCGCCGCGGCTTGGGTGGACAGGCCGGGGCGGGCTCAAGTTCGGGCTCTGGCGCAATCGACGCCATGCCCAGCGCCAGCAGCTCGTTAGCTGGGCCTTGAGGAAGGTCAGCCACCTCACCCATAGCGAGGTGGCGACCGTCTGCTCTGCAGTTCGAGAGAATCTGCAGCCTCATAATCAGGTGCCCAGAGCGAACGACTGCGGACGGCGAACCGCCACGTCGAAGTCCTGGTGGACATTCAGGATCGTCTGGCCAGATGCCGCCTGGGTGACCGAATCCACGATTAGATCGAGCCCAGACCACATGCCCACCACGCAATCTGCAAAATTACCGAAGAGTACGTCGTTGGTCTGCATCTGGTTGCTGATCACGGTCTGATAGCCGTTCACCTGGCCAGCATCGGTCATGATGTAATCGGAGCCAGCAGAAGAGGCCCGGAGGGTCTGCTTCAGGGCGCCGCGAACCACGCTGTTCATCACGTAGCTCATGCTGCCAGCGTCGAGGTTGTCGATCGCCAGTTCGGTCTCCAGGTCCACGTAGTCGGCCCAGTCGCCGCAGTTGTGGGTGGTGGAGCCGTCGCCGCCGAGGCTCACAGGGAATGCCTTGGCGGTGCCGCCGCCCAAGGTCACGCTGCCTATGCCGGTGGTGTTGATGATGCCCAGCGGCTGGCCGTTGGAGCCGGTGCCATAACCGATGGTGTAATCCATGCCCAAGGCGACAGACTCGGCCATGTCAAGGCGTACCAGGTTCTCAATGTCAGGCGAGGCCTGAATAAGCATCCGGCGGGAGATCGGCACGCGAACGCCGATGGTCCGGGGGATCATGTTCACCAGGCCGAAGGTGAGCTTGCTGTTGGCAACATCAGCATTCTCGCCGACAAAGTAATACTGGCTGGAGCTGAGCTTCTTGGGGATCTCAACGTTGCCCTCCAGGCCGGAGAGCATGGTGAGGCCGCTGTTCAGGAAGGCGCTGCGGTTGCGGATCAGGTCAATGAACTGCGCATCAAGCCGGTCAGTGCCGACCAGTGCACCACCGTCGCCGAAGGTGCCGACCACCTGGCCGGGGGCCTCAGCAGCGCGGGTGGAGCCCAGCACTTCCCAGGGGATCAGGTAGCCGCGAGCGCTCTTGTTAAGCGTCCTGGCCTGCAGGTCGGCAGCTGCTCGCACAACTTCAAGCTCAAAACCGGCACCATCGGCAGACCTGGCGGTGGGCTCAATGACGTGATTGAGCAGTCGGCACAGGCTGAAGCGCTTTACCTCACGCTTGCTCAGGCCCAGCTCAGCGCCGCCGGCATCGTGCACGCGGCCCTCAAAGGGAACCTTGCGCATGCCGATTTGTTCCATCACCACCGCACGGGCGGCATCAATGGAAGCGTCGTCATTGATGAGTTTCTCGGCCAGCTCCGGGAGTTGGAACTGGTCGCACATGCCGCGGATGGAAGCAACACGCTCGCGCTCGGCGCGCCGAGCGTCCTGCTGCACCTCCGCCACGTTGATCTCAGTGGTCATTTGGATTTGATCAGTGGGGTCAGTCCGCTCGGCGGTCTGTGCTGTCAGGCTATGGAGGGCCTTGCTAACGGCAGACTCGACCAACTCGGGGTCAATCGTGACGGTCGGCTCGGCTGGCGCAGGGGGCTCAGGGGTGGGCTCAGCGGCAGGCTCAGGCTCTACCCAAGGGTCATCCATGGCGCGGCCCAGGCCTACGGTCTGATCGGCGGGGACGCTGACGCTGGAGACCTCCAGCACTGGCCAGCTAGTGACATAGAAAGCGCCGTCGCGCTCGTCTAAGTCCTCAATCTCGTAAGCAAACGAGACGTTCCTTGTGATGCCGGCCTGAATGTCCTGTCGGCGCTTGTACTCCTCGCTGCCCTTCTCCAGGGTGTTGGGGCTCCATCTCACCGTGGAGTAGAGCCGGCGATCGTCGCCCAGCCAAGTCTTTTCGGTTACGCCCAAAACCACGTTCGGGTTATGGTTCCAAAGCCACGGGGCGCCGTCATTCATTCGGCTCAGATCCATCGCGCCTGGCTCGTGCACCAGGATCTCGCGGCCGAACCAGCGCTTCACAGGAGCCTCAGAACTGAAGCTGAAGGTCAGGGTTTCGTCGGTGCTTTCCTCAACGCGGAGGCCGCCTGGCAGCTCTCGCCGTTGGGGGCCTTTGAGTTTCGTGAGATCCAAAGCCGGATAGTCGCTGGCCTCAGGCTACGGATGGCCGGGGCTGAGCTTCCTCATCCTCGGCGTCCTCTTCGTCGTCGTCGGGGTCTTTCGCCTCAGGCTCAGGGATGGGTGGTTCCGACGCTGGCTCAGGCGGCTGCTCCACGGTGGGCATCAGGCCCAGGGATTCTTTCAGCTCGTTTTCGCGGGCGATTTGTGCCATCACTTGCCCGAACTCGGACCCTGTGTAGTTGGCTATCTGCTGCGAATGGGACTCGAGTAACAGCGCCCTGGCTTTTTCCATGGCAACCATGTCTTTTAATGGATCTATGCCGTCCCAGCTCCTGGCCTGCCACATGGGGGCATTATATCTTTCTGGCTTAGTCCAGTAATCGTTAAAAGCTGGCGAAGGTAATTCGCCAGCCAACATTGCAGCGCGGAGCCATTCTTCAAAGACTCGTTGATGCAGCTGCTGTATCAGCATGCTCTGCAGCACGCGCCAATGATCGCGATCCTCTTGGACGCTTGTGCGCATGCTGCTGTAATTCGCGTCCGAAAAGTCCCTGCTGATCGTGGCGTAGCTGCATCCATACCCAGCCGCAAACCGCCTGGTGAGGTTTTTTACGACTGCATCGTATTGGCCATCATCCGGCCCGAAGTTTGGCGGCACCGGAACCTCGCCGGGCTCAAGGATGTTGTAGGCGCCCGGCTCAGTGTTGAATAGCCGCTGACCGTTCTCCACCGCATCACCGGTCAGCCCGGCATCGGGCGTCTGAATCCACCCCAGCGATGCCGCCTGGACGCGCTTCCGTACCAGGTGAGCCTTTTCGTATTCAGAAAGCCCGTGGACAGTTGTGATCACCGACGCCAACCACGGCACGCCCCGGCTCTGCCCGATCCGCTCCGGCATGAACACATGGATCATGTCCGCCGCCGGAACCAGGAGGTGCTTCCGCTCCACGCCACGGCGGTTCAGGCCCAGCTCCACGTCACCAGGGTGGCGGGTCAGGATGGCGTACCGGGTGGGGCGGCCCCATTGGTTGATCTCGACGCCTAGCCGCCATTCGTGGCCAGCGCGATCTGATACCCCGCTCTTGTCCTCATCGAGCTGGTGCGCCTCAATCAGCTCCAGCGCCAGCGGTGTGCGGCCCTGTCCCATCGGCTGCCGCACGATCCTGATCAGGCATTCGCCCGACTCCGGCAGGCTGCCGGCGGCCATCATCTCGAAGCCGTGGAAACTCAGCCGCCCCGCCACGTCGCAAGTATCTGGCCGGCACCAGCGGCGCCATGCTTCCTCCTGCAGCTGGTTGCGGCGCACGTCCTTCTCGGTGCCGTTGGGGCGCATCACCTGCCCCTGCATCTGGATTCCACGCGGCCCCACCACGTTGATCTGCGTAGTCCGCTTGGCCTGGCGGGCGTAGGGGTTGTCCCTGACCAGCTGGTGGCAGCGGTCGCGCAGTACGGCCAGGCTGACGCGCAGCTCGGCGTCTGCGGAGGTGGTCGGCGCCACCAGGTCATGGAGCAGCCGGTTACGCCGGGCGCCCTCAAACATCCGCTGGCCCTGCTGCCGGCCGTGCCGGGTGGTCAGGATCTGCCGCTGCAGCCAGGAACGGACACCCATCAGCTCACCCCCGTGAAGCGCACATAGAGCCGGCGCGGATCGCCGAGGCCTTGCGCAATCATCTCGGCGCGTTGCTCGCGGGCGACTTCAGCCTTGAGGCGGTCGCGCCACTTGATCAGCTCCGCCAGGTCGGCGCGGACCACCTTCCGGCCACCGTTGCCGAGGCTGCCGATTTGGTACTCCTGCGCACCCGTGGTCAGGGCGCGGATGGCCTCTTCA